CCCCAGGTGTCCCCGAGACGCTTGGAGAGGATGTCCTCCACTCGACCCAACGGCTCAATGGTGCGGGTCTGGGCTTCGTTGGTGGCCTTCTGCAGACCGGCAAAGCTCCCGTACTTGCCCTCGTCCTCGAGGCCCTTCTGGAGGGTCCCGTAGAAGTCCTCGAGCAGGGCTTGGCGGGCGTTTCGGGTGGGCAGATCGATGCTGGTGCTCTTGCCGATGTCCCGGACGAGCTTGCCGACTTCGCGCTTCAGGCCGTCGACCGCGATGGCCTGTTGGGCTCCGGTGGCCCTTCGGACGCGGTCCATGCCGGTCGCCAGGGTCCGCTGGATCGCCGCGTCCACCCCGCCGGCGTCCATGGCCTCGGCTCCCGCCGCGCGCGCGCCTTGCCGACCCGCCCGGACGTCGGCCGCTGCAGCGCGGGAGGCGGCGACCTGCTCGGCGATCTGCTTGGCCTCGGTCTCGACCGTGTCTCCGAGCCAGGCCCGCTGGGCCTCTACGTGCTCGGGGGTCCACTTCTTCGCCAGCCTCCGGGCGTCCTCGTTCTTCACCGCGACCGAGAGATCGTCCCGGATGATCTTCCGCGCGTCGTCGAGGGTGTCGGCCACGTTGGCCGCCGAGAGCTCGGTCAGCTTCTCGGAGGTCTTCGGGTCGGCGAGGAATTGCGCTTCCTTGTCTAGACCCTTGACCCCATTGGGACCTACGTGATCATCGATGCTCTTGGTGGCCGCCTCGTAAAGGTCGTCGGTAAAGGGCTGGGCGACGTCGTTCGCTGCCTTGCCGGTCAGAGGGATCTCTCCCTCGTAGATGATTTTCCCGGTCTTGCCGTCCTTCAACCGACCGTACACGGTGTCGCGCTCGAGCTCCTGAGCGGCAGTGAGCCGGTGGCGACCGTCCTGGAGGATCAGGTCCCCGTCGTCGTCGACCAGAGTGATGCCTTGGGCCCCGTCGTTGGAGGCAACGCGTCCGGTCTCGGCAAAGGTCGGGTCTGCCTTCAGGGCCTCGACTCTCGCCCGATCGGCGGCGTCCTCGATCGGCAGGGCTCCCAAGTCCTCCAGGGTCTTGCCCTCGAGGTGGACGGGGGCCTCGGGGACCGCTTGGCGCGCGGCGCTCCCGTATTCTCGGTTGGCCGCTGCTGCAGCTCCGGCACTCTGGGCCGGGCGACGACCCCCAATGGCTTCGGGGACCTCTCCCGGGTCGATCTCGGCGACCCAGTTGCGGGAGGGGGCGGCTTCCCGGGCTCCCGCCGCGGCCGCGTCTTCCCCCGCTCCAAAGACGGAGCCGAGCACCTTGCCGCCGGCGTGACCAATGGCTCCCATGGCGAGATTGATCCCGCCGTTCATCAGAGCGGACTTCGCCGAGAAGTCCCGCTTCTGCATCACCGAGTCGACGGCCTCTTGGGAGACACCCTCGACTCCCGCTCCAGCGACCATGCCCCAGCCGAGGCCCCCCGCTCCGCCCGCCATCATGAAGGGCAGCGACTGCGCGCCCGCCGTGACGAACGGGTGCCGCTCGGCGAGCTCGTTGGCTCCCTTGCCGTAGATCGGATCCTCTTGGCCCGGGAAATTCTGCTCGAACTCTGCGGCAGGAGAGGTGCCCGTGGCGGCCCGCTGGGCCATCTCCCCGAGGGACGCCCCTCCGCGGATCAGACCCTTGGCGCCGGCGAGCGCGGCCTCTTCGGCCTTCTCCCCAAAGCTCTTCTCTTCCCAGGCTTGGCGCGCCTGGTGCTCGCCCTGGCTGATGAGACCGAACTCCTTCTGAGCTCGCTCGGCCTCTTCCTCCGGGACGTTGTCGTAGACCTCGCCCGTCTTTGGATCGACGAAGACCGGCACTAGGGGGTCGCCTCGGGCGGCTTGGACTTCCAGTTGCCTGGCACGGCGGAGCCCTTCTTCCGCTCGTCGGTGGGCTGCCTCGCCCGGATGCTCCGCTCGGCGGCGTTGAGGCGCGCGGCGAGCTGCTTGCGGTTGCCGGTGTTGAGCCCCAACTGGTCCCGGAAGGCCTTGCGCTCTTCGGGGCCGATGACCCCGCCCGATTGCAAGCGCCCGTAGGCCTCGACCGCGTTTTCCGCCTCCGCGCTCACGGCGTTGTCGCTGAAGGGGTCCACGCTCTCCCAGAAGCCCGGAGGCGCGATGCCGTCGCCCACCACCCACTCGCCCGTCTTCGGGTCGCGGGTGAGCCCTGCCTTCTGCCCGAAGCTGTTGACGCTATCGGCCGCGGCTTGCGCCTTGCCCTCCTGCTCGTTGCGCTTGTCGCCGGCCTCGGAGAGTTCCTTGTCGCGCTTGTACTCGGCCGCGGTCTTGCCGCCGGGAGCCTCGTAGCCGTTCTCCGTCCAGAGCCGGGCCCGCTGCTCTTGGGGCACGCCCTGCTCTTCCCAGGCCTGGTCAGCCTCCGCGATCTCCCGGGGCGTCATGCGCTTCGGCCCACCCTCTCCGCCCACTCCCGCGCCCGACAGTCTCTGTCGGCTCTGCTCGGTGCCTTGCTGTTGGGACAGCTGGCTCGACTGGGATTGCTGCTTGGCGATGGTGCCGGCGTAGGCCTTGGCCGCTTCGGCCTTCTTCTGCGCGGACTCGGTGTCGAGCTGCGCCTTCATCTGCTGGGCGTTGGCCAGCACGGTCGCGCTCTTCTCGTCGACCATCATGGCGTCGATGCGCTTGGACAGAGCGTCGTTCATTCGGGCCTCCAGCATGGGAGCCGCGGCCTCGATGCTACCCAACTCCTTCTCCAGCCCCCGGAGTTCCGAATCCCGGTCTTCCATCTGGGCCTGGAGGTTCTGTTTTCGCTGCTCCTGGAGCGACTGCATGGCGGTGTTGGGCCCGCCGAACTTCGTTGCCGTGAGCGAGCGCAGAGCGACCCCCAAGAGACCCAAGGTCGTCCCGAGGATGCCCTTGTCCTTCCACATCTTGTTGTGGTCGGTCTTGCGCGACCCCACCTCCACGATCTTGTCGGTGACCTGTTTCTGTCGGAGGGCCGCCGAGGCCATGGCTCCGGTCGTGGCCGCTTCCTTGTCCGCGCCCATCTGCGCGATGGCCTGTTGCCGGCGCTGCAGAGCGCCCACGACCCCTTGGGTGCCCTGGTCGATCGCGGTCTTCTGTTGCCCGTAGCTCGCGTCGATGTCGCGCTGGCCCTGCTCGAACTCACCCCGGTCCTGAGCCGATCCGGTGTGCTGGACGCTCTGCTGGTCGCTCTGGGAGGCGCTCTGGCTGGCAGAGGACCCGGTGGAGTCGGTGTAGCGCGCGGGGCCGCCGGCTCCGGGCATTCGGGGGGCCGTGAGCGCCTGGAGGGGCTTGGGTCGTTCGCTCGCCTCTCCCATCGACGGAGCCGGAGCGGACAGGTCGCGCTCTTCGTCCGCCTCTGCCCCCGTGGTGGAGTTGAGGAACTCCTGGTCCGCGGAGGGCCCGATGGGAGATGTGCCCTGGAGCGGAGAGGGAGCCGGGATGGCCGCCGCGGCACTGGCGCTGTAGGGGCCCTGACTGCCGAGACCCTTCTGCTCCTCGGGTCCAGGGGGCGGAGGCGGAGCCGCCTTCATGAGCTTTTTCGCGTCGCCCGGGTCCCCCGAGGCGTACTTCCTCGAGCCGTCCGCGTACGTCCAATACCCGTCCCCGATGTCGTCGCTCTCCGGGTCCTGCTCGAATCCTACGGGGGGATTCTCTTCGTCGTCGTCGTAGACGGCCATCAGAGGGTCCCCAGGACATCACCGAGCAGGGCGGTCACGTAGTCGGCGGTCGTCTTGTCTTTGCCCTGGCCCATCCGGGCGGCTTCCAATTGCTGCTGAGGGGTCAGGCTGAACTGGTCCTGGTGGCGGATCTGCTCGAGCTTCGGGATCGTATCGAGGACGTCCCCCTGCTGCTGGACTCCCAACTGGTCCTGGCCTTGGGCGTAGTTGAGGGTCTGCCCGCGCTCCTGGACGTTGCCGCTCCGAAGGGCCGAAGCGAGGTCCCCTTGGAGCCCCAGAGCCCCGAGAGTGGACTGGTCGATGCCTTGGGCCGTGGACGCCTTCAGACCGAGCCCCTGGAGCTGCTGGGCCTTGGCGTCGGCGGCTTCCTTGGCCCGGAGGAGACCGGCGTTGCGGGCGGTGTCGACTCCCGTGGCGGCGTTCTCTGCCAGGGCCACGTTCATCATGCGCGCTTGGCTCCCCGCGTCCCGAGCTCGACCGGAGCGAGCCATCGACAGAGCGTCAGCCATCGACCCCTGGGCTCCCTCCTGGAGGGTCAACTGGGCCGCGCTCGGACCTTCCGGAGCCCCCAGGAACTGGTCGATCCCGGTGAGCGCCCCCGTCGCTGCCTTGGGGCCCTTGGCAAACTTGCTGGCGGCATTCAGGGCCGTGGTCTGCCCGCCGGCGCCCGCTCCGCCCGGCAGAGTCGCTCCGCTCATCACGTCGGCTCCCTGCTGGCGGGACCCGGCGGCGTTCTGAGACGCGTTCTCGAGGTACCCCTGGTAGCCACCGAGGCCGCCCACGCCCATCCCGCCGCGGTCGCCACCGGTGGTGTCAAAGGGGCTCTGTCCGCCACCGCCAGGCATGCCGCCGATGCTGGTGTCTCCGCGCGCGATGGCCCCGATGGAAGTGTCCATGCCCTGGTAGGCGTCGGCTGCTGCCCTCGTCCCCGGAGAGAGGTTGCTGATGGGCTTGCCCCCCATGGCCCCTCCGGCTCCCGGCACGATGGTCTGACCCATGCCCATGTCCGGATCGATCGCGCGGTCCCCGATGTTCTTCACGACGCCCAGGGGATCCGTGGGGTTGATGAGATCGAAGGAGTTCAGGGGGTTCGCCACGTCCCCGACGTGAGAGATCCCCGCTTGCTCCCCGATGCGGTTGAGGAAGCTCCCGGGGCTCTGCAGGATGTCGCTGTCCCCGAGATCGTGCATGTAGTCGTACTGGGCCCGGCCACTGTCGCTCGTGGTGTTGTAGGCCCCCGAGGCCCCGCCGATGTTGCCGGCTTGGGTTGCGCCGCTGGCCTGGGAAGCGTTGGGATCTACCAGGCGATTGGTGTTGGCGGTGCGCGTTGAATTGGCGTCCAAGGCCGCCCGGTTGGCGGCCTGCCCCGGGACGAAGCCCGCGGGAGCATCCGGGGCCACCATGCCGCCTCCCCACGGATCCAGGGACCCGTCCGCCGATCCCCCGCCGAAGAAATCCAGCTCGTTCGCGTTGGCCATGACTATCCTCTCTGCGCCTGGGCGCGTCTCGAGCCGCCCCGTTGGGGCATGTATTCGATCCAGAACTCGTTGAAGACGAAGCCCTCCGAGGCATATCCCGGTGTCCTCGCCGAGTAGTCGATGCGGAAGCCGTCGGTCTTCCAGCGGGCAGGGGTCCACTCGAGATCCACCGTGTCCCCGACGGCATAGTTGGCTGCGCGGAGCTGTTGGATCTTCGTCGCGGTGGTGAAGGTCTTGCCGTCGTCGTGACTGATGCGGGCGTAGATGTCGCAGTCCCCGCGGTATTCCCCGATGAGGCCATGGCGGCAGAACTTGCCCCAGTCAAAGGGCTTGATCGTCCCGGTGGTCACGCCGTGCTCGATGAAGGTCCCCGGGGTGAGCGAAGTCTTCTCGGTGTAGACGACGCCACTGGAGAGATACGCCAAGCGGCCCTGGTAGCTGCAGGCCGAGAGGATCGGAGTTGCACTCGTGAACTCGTCCACGATCCAGGTCTTGGCCCGGAGGTCATAGGAGACGATCCGGGAGTCTGTTCCACCGGTGTTGTTGCACGTAAAGCTGACCAGCTGCTCTTTGACCAAGAGCACCGCGGCGGTGACCGTGGGGAAGCTCACGAGGACATCCCGGACGGGTTGGCCTATCCAGTTGGGAGGGGAACCATCTCTCGGCAGGACCCAGAGCTGGCCGTTGCTGCCTTGGAAGAACAGCCCCAGGGGCGTCTCCACCAAGGATTGCCAGGCCAGCAATCCCGTGGAGCCCGGGACGGGGAGGGGCTCCGAGTAGCGGCCCTCTCCCGCGTCGTTGGGGCCCTCACCGGAGAATTGGTAGAAGCGCTCCGCGGTGCAGAGGAAGCCTCGTTGATCGAGCGCGGCGACACCGGTGATGCGCTCTGAGATCTTCGGGATGGTGAAGCCCGTAGCTCCAGACCACTCGACTTGTGCCCCCGGGAAGATTTCCTTACTGACCTGAGCGCCGTCCGCGCTGGCCGCCAAGAGGCGGCTGCCCATCTTCCAGAGGAAGTCGGCGGGCAGCGGCGCTTCATGGGGCAGGATCGCGCCAAGGGCCGCCCTTCCGGCTTGGGTGTAGATGACTCCGTTGGCCCGAACGGTGGTGTCCGATGCTAGGAGCACGATGGTTCCGCCGACACTCCCGCTCTCTGCTCTGCGAAGCTGGCTGATGCCGGAGACGCTCCGGTAGGCGACGCAGATCGCTCCGGAGAACGAGCGCTGCCCGTGAGGTGGGGATGTCACCAGGGTAATGGTGTCGTCCGCGGCGCCCATGGTGACGGTCACGACGTCCGAGATGTCGCTCTGGATGAGGTTGCCGAGACTGTCCCGCTCCTCCCAGGTGATGGCCACGAGCAGGCTCGTCGAGCTCGGTAGAGCCCCGGCGCCGTTGCTCGGGGTGGCGGAGATGATCCTCGGTTTCTCGAAGAAGCCCGCGCTCACCACGGCTCGGGTGTCGTAGGCCTCGATGGCCCCTCCGCCGATGTAGAGCACGCCGGCCATTTGCGCGGTCTGCCGCCTCGTCGTTGCGGGGAATTCGAACTCCATCACCGATGGGCGCGCGATCCCGGCATCGGCGACCGTGAGGGTGGGCCAGTAGAATTTGCCCGTCGATGAGTCTTTGGCGATCTGCGGGGTGTGGTCGATCGCGGGCTTGGTCGCTGAAAACTTGTTCGTGTACGCGGCGGCCTCGCTCACCGAGGCTCTGCTTGCGCCCATCAATAGCGTGGAGAAGAAGCTCCCGTCCGGCACGACGGCACCGAAGAGGTGATGGTAGTTGGGGGTCCCGCCGCTCACGGGCTTGGCCCCGAGAAAGGAATCCTCAAGGGTAATGGGACCAAGGATCACCACATGGGTCAAAGCGTTGACGATGGCCCAGGCCACACTGTTGGGAGACGCCGTCTGTTCTGCCGCGATGAGCACGGCCTCGACGCCTCCGGTGGTCGCATCGGAGATCCCCGGCTGGCGATCGCTCGTTGCCACGATGGTGGTCGGGCCCGTCGATAGCGCTCCCAGTAGGGTGTAGCTCCGGAGCTGGCACGTCCCGGCGGCCAACACCGACACGAGGTGGACACGAGTGAGCGTCTCTCGAATCGACAAGTAATCGTAGAGCACCGCTGGTCCCACGAACGTCGCATTGAGAGCGCCGGAGGAATTGTACCGTCGAATGCTCGTGGTCGGCGCCGACGTGTTGAACGCGACCCAGAAGCCCGTGCCGGCCAGGGTGGTGACCAGATCGTAAATGCCGTTGCTGCTCGCGGTGATGTTGGTGAGATCGGTCTTGTCGATGTCGGTCGTCGGATCGTACTTGGCCAGAAGGATCGTGTTGACGCCGTCAAACGCGGTGAAGAAGAACGTGGTCCCGACGCTGCAGATTCTCGGTCTGCCCCCACTGAGGAACGTCCGAAGCACCGCTGCTCCGTCGGACGCGCGGAAAAAGTGCGCCGCGCTCGAGTTCGTGCCGTCCTCGTAGACGATCCCGACGATGCCGCCCGCCGCGGCACAGTCGATCCGCGTGAGCGAGAGAGTCCCGGCCAGGACACCCGAGACCGCCGGGAGCGTCCGCACGTTGACGGCCATGGGCAGGCGGGTGTCGAGGTTGTAGAAAACATCGAAGGACGACGGCTTCCACTCGGCTTGGGTCTGCCGGGTGTAGTCGGCGATGTCCCAAGTGGCCGTCTCCCCGCTCACACTGGTCGGCGCGATGAAGGCGCAGAGCGCATCCCCGAAGCCCACGACGTCCCGCGGCACCACATCGATGGAGGTGTTGGTATCGTTCCCAATGGCATCGAAGTCCGCCCGGACCCCGAAGCGCCCGTCCTTCCGAAGGCGGACGTTCTTACAGGCCGAGAGGTACCCGTCGGGGAGGATCTTGCTGTCGATCTCCTGGTGCTGCCCCTCGAGGAACGGGAACTGCTTGACGGTGGTACGGCGCGGCACTGGGTCCCATTCTACCCGGAACCGGCCCGTAAGCTAGGGGCGCCAGCCCCCACCCTGCTTCGGACGCGTCGCGGCCCGAATCTGGCCCTGCTGGTGGACGATGTCGCGATACGTGAGGGGCTTGGGCGCGGGAGGCGCCGCGGACTTCTGCAGACCCCGGACGAAGTCGTAGAGGGAGGCAGCCCCCTCGACGAGGTCAAAAACCACATCCACCGCTCGGGTGCGGAAGCTCACGCGCTGGCCTCGATGAGCTTGGCTCCCACGAGATCCCGGATCGCGTCCATGTCCACCAGGAGCCCCGGGCAGGTCTTCATGACCTTCGGGGCGCCGTGGTCGTCGGCCTCCCGGTGCCCGATGACCCGGGACGCGGGGAGCTGGTGTTGGCGGCACCAGCGGGTCAGACGCAGCACCAGGGAGGACAGCTGCTCGGGGTTGAAGGCCTCAAAGTCTCCGTGGCCCGAGACGCAGATGCCCTTGGAGTGCCGATTGAAGCCCTTCACGTGGTCGCCCGCGGTCTGCTCGCTGCGCCCGGGGATGATCGTCCCGTCGTGCTCGATGTAGGCATGGTAGCCGATGTCGCTCCAGCCGTTGCCGCCGGTTCCCTTCACCAGGTTGCCCTCCACGTCGTGCCGAGCGACGGGCATCATGTGGTAGGCGCGCACCGTTGCGGCGAGCTGGTGGACCACACGCTTCTTCCTCCAGTCGTAGGAGCCGGCGGTGTGCACCACGAGCCAGTCCACGCGGGCCAGGTTCACTGGAAGCCCTTGATAAACTCCAGGAGCGATTCGATCGGGCCCACGGCGCCTGGCTTGAATGTGCTGGCGATCTGCGCGGCCGCGGTCAGCAGGAGCGTGGCCACGCCCACCCACTTGGTGACGCCCACCGTGCCCCCGGCGACCTTCTGCATCGCCGAGCGCGGAGGGGGGATGCTACCGGCCTGGGCCGCCTGGAGCTCGTCGCGCTCTTGCCTGGCCACGTTCCGCTCTCTCCGGTAGCGCTCGCTCCGCTGCTTCTCCGCAAGGAGGTCAGCCTTCACCTGGAGCAGCCCAATACCGGGCTCGGTGTCGATGTCGACCGCTCGGGGGAACGGCGGAGGGAAGTTCGGCGGAGGCAGCGTCACCGTCCGGCATCTCCGGTAGACCCCGGACACGCCTTCAGCCTCCCGACGAGATCCACGACGTCATACGGGGTCACCTGTCCCGGATCGGAGGGCAGGAACCGAACCGCGTCCAATCGGCACTGAAGAGAGGCCCCCGTCCCACACGCCAGCCCGAGGACCGCGGTTGCACTTAGCAACAGGGTCTTTCGCGACATGGCCCAGAATAGCACTGCTCAGGCGGGAGGGGCCACCCGGGACGTTACCTTTCGGTGACGGTGTTTTAGGGCTGCCCGCTCCTATATGGCGCTCCCGGGAAATCCCGCCGAGCCTCGGTCGATTTCGTTTCAGGGTCGACTGGATCACTGTCACGCCACCGGGGCGGTTCGGGGCTTGCTGTGCGGACGCTGCAACCGTGGCCTAGGCGCGTTCCGGGACGATCCGGAATTGATGGCTAAGGGGGTAATCTACCTCAAGTCCAGTCGCGCCGAACCGCTCTGAGAAACGAGACGCGACGCAGAGCGAGTCCGATGCCAGGCGCCCAGACCCCCGCAAGGATTGCACGGGGAGCGCTGCGACCGACACCGGACCTCCGAACCTAGCTGGACAGTCTCCACCGCGGCCCTGGCCCTCCTAGAGGTGACCGGGGCTCGGCTGCTTTGTCTCAAGGCCCCCCGCGCTCTGCCGTTCAAATCTACATGACCCGGTTGCTCGCCCTCGTCGCCCTGCTCCTGACCGCGTGTGCTGGTTCGGCGCCCAGCCTCGACGAGGCGACCGCGGGTGAGACCCTGGCCCCTCTCGCGACCACCCCGGAGCCCGTGTGTGCCGTGACCTTCACCCCCGACCCGGAGCTAGCCGCGGAGACCCGGGACGCCGCGGAGCGCTGGAGCGCCGCTACCGGTTGCACCATCACGGTGGGCGAAGGTGGGATTGCCGTCCGCCTCGTCGAGGACCGCATGATTACCCCCCAGGGCACCGAGGCCCACGGTCGCACCTTCTGCCCCGCCGACTCCTGCCGGCGCTCGGCGCTGGTCATCGAAGTCGCTCGGGACCACGCCGAGATGACCATCGCCCACGAGATGGGCCACGCCCTCGAGGCGTCTTTCGCTCACGTGGACGACGACTGCTCGCTGATGGCCCACACCGGCGGCAATGGTGCCATCACCGCGGCGGACCTGGTGCTGGTGTGCGCGGTGCTCGACTGCTCGGTCTTCACCCCCGAGGGGTGATACGCCGCGCCAAGACGCCACAATGGGCGTTGTTGCACCGTGGTATCTTCAGTAACTGTAGGGCCTGGCCCCGTCGACCCGTGATCCCCCCTCACGGTGATGGTGTGCCGGGCCTTGCCCTTTCTGGTAGTCTCGGCGCGCTGCCATCGCACCGGAGATTGCGGGAACGGCTCGGCGCCGAGTACGTAAGCGCTGCTGGTGCGATGGCAGTTCTACTCCCCGCCGAGGGCTCGGGACTGGTCGAGCGCGATGGTGAACGCGCTCTCCCGGGCGCTCTCCCTCACGGTTTCTTGGACGATCTCAGACTCCAGTCGCGCTCGGCGTGACTCAGCAAGTCGTCTAACGTGGTGGGCTCCCCGCTGGCGTAGGCCGTCGCCACAATCCTCAACAGCTCGTTTTGCCTCTCCAAGCTCTCCTTCAAGAGCACGCGCTCTCTCTCGGAACCTTGCTGCTGCAGTCGGCGGCAGAGCTCTTCCAAGTACCTGTTCCGTCGATAGAGCGCGCAGGTGAGCTTCATCCACCAGGAGCCAACCAAGAGCGCGGCGTAGAGTAGATCTTTGAGGCTGCGCGGTTCGTTCATGCGTTGGCATCGCTGTTCTCTCCCATGGTGGTCTTGCTGTCCTTCAGTTGGTGTGGGCGTGCACTCGCCAGGTCGTCCCGCGGCTCACGAGCACGCACCCCGATCGGTCACCGGTCAAGACGAGGTTGACGCTCCCGGGGCAGGCAATGCCGTCGGCTGTGACCGCATGAGAGAGGGTGAGATCTCCCGCGCCCGAAGCCCGCACGTGCTCGAGCACGACCAGGCGCCCGTCGGCCGCCCCACTGATGGTGCCGAGCGTGGCCGCCCCCGTGCTGGTGATGACGATGCGAGAGGCACCGGCCGCGAGCGTGATGTTGAAGGCCCCGGAGACATTGCTCTGGGTGTGCAGCGTACCGAGCCGCACCTCCCCATTGAACTGGTGGTTTCCCGTCCAGGGGCTCGCCTGGTAGTCGGTCGAGCGAGTCACCGTGACGGCGTTGGCGTTGGCGCTGGCCGTGGCCTCTCCGGTGAGCGCGGCCCGTTGGAATTCGATCTGGCTGGGCGTTGCGGTCGAGACGGTGACGCTGGTGGAGCTGGTCGTGACCCGCTCGGCACTCATGTTGCCCGAGGCCGAATAGGTGACGAGGGGCTCGGCGCTGGTGGTGGCGTTGGCGTTGGCCGCGGCGTCCACAAAGCCCGTGAGTGCCGCTCTCCGCACCTCGTCGCTCGTGACGGTGATGCTGGTCGAGCCGTTGACCGCAAAGGCCCCCGCGGCGAAGGACAGACCCGCGCCGGCGAGCGCGGCCATGTCGACGAGGGTGACGCTCCAGCCGTACCAACCGGTAGGGGTCAGGACGAACTCCACCGTGCCGATCCCGGCGAGGTAGGTGAGCGTCGTGGACCCGTTGACGGTCGAGTCCACCGCCTCCACTGATAGGACCCCAGAAGCGGCCTCGACCACCGCGACCACCTTGCCGTTGGGAACGGAGAGGTTCGGCGCCGGCAGGATGAGCCGCTGCCCCGTGGACGGCGGAGCCAGCCGGACGATCTGCCCGTAGTTGGCCGAGTAGGTCGCGTCGGTGACCAGGGACGTGACCGGGGAGGACACCCGGAGCGTCACCAGCTCCCGCTCGAGTTCCTTCTGGATCGCGTTGATCTCCCGGCGGAGCTCGTCGAGCGGGGTCCCCTCCCGGAGCTCGCGCGCGCGGAACGCCATTAGCTACCCCAGCGGCCGCGGGAGCGCCGGTTGCGCCTCACCCGCTGGATGGGCTCGGCGGCGTTCATCATTTGGATGGACCGCTTGATCTCCTTCCAGACCTCGTCCTGGACCTGCACGGCCTCGGCAAGGGTGGCGTTGGCGTCGTCGTCCTTCTGGGCGACTTTTCGCACCACCGTCTGGGTCACCCACTCGAACCAGAGCTCGTCGTGGCCGTAGAAGACATTCGCCGGAGTGGTGATGTCGACCCACACCGGGAGATACCAGATGCGGTAATTGACCCCGCCGGTGGTGAGGGGGAACAGACCGATCTTGCCGGCGGTGATCGTGGTTGTGCTCTCACTCGGGAGCGTGAGCGGGATCCAGTGGGTGGGGGCGTTCTCCGTCGAGCCCCGGTCTTGGAAGTCTCTTCGCTGGGCGAAGGACATGGGGTGCAGCGGCTCCCATTTTGAGCCGAGAAGCACATCCACCCCGTAGACGCCCGTTGCCCCGTCGGGCCAGTTCACCTCGAGGTATTGCTCGGTGGTGACCGGAGGCGTGGTGGGGAGCGCCGCGATGGTCGTGGGGATGGTCATCCCCGGCATCCCCGCCTGAGCGAGCTTGGTCCGAAGTCTGCGCCAGGCGCGATTGATCCACTTGATCAGCGTCGCATCGGGATGCCTGTCGGTCAGACCCTCGATGTCCCCGACTTCGCGGATGTCCGCGAGCATGACGGTGAGCGTGCGACTATTGGCCATGTTGCTGTCTCAGGTAGGCTCCGGGGGCCCGCGCAGGAGACAGCAACGAACCCGCGGGGCCCCGAAGTTTTCAGTCGATCGCGAGCAGGTGAATGTCCGCGCGCTTCGCCCAGACCTCTACGCGGTGGTAGACGTTGTCGGTCGCGTCGTAGCCCACGTGGACCTGGACCGCGTTGCTCGACATCACGAGCGCGATGGAGGGCGGAGGGAGAATGAAGAAGCTCACCTCCAGGCGGCCGTCGTCGTCGAAGCCGTCCGCCGTGGGCGTCGCGGTGTCGGCGGTGAAGATGCTCATCGTGGTCGCGTTGACCGGGAACACCGTGGCCAGGATTTGCTCGGTCGCGGTTGCGACGTCCGCCGAAGCGTTCACCCCCAGCACGCGCCGACCGACGGTGTTGGTGGTGCTATTGTTGCGCGCGATCGGGTGGGTGAGCGTGGCCGTGTTGGTGGAGATGCTGCCAATGGAGGAGCCCGCCGTGCTGCCCGTGGCGTCGCTCGTTCCCACCACGGTCACGATCGCTGTGTCGGAGGAATCGAAGTTCGCCACCGCGTGGCAGACCCCGTACTGGACCACCGTGCCATTGATCTGACCTCGGGCGCTGATGAGCCGCGGAGAGCCCATCAGCTTGGGGGTCGTGCCGTCGTTGCCCCAGACCTCCTGCTCCCAGTCCTGGCGCCAGGTGTCCGCGCCGTTCACGGCCGTGGACCGGAAGAAGATGGTTCGGAAGCTCTTGGCGGGGAAGGTCAGGCCGAGGACTGTTAGGTCCATGCAGCTCGATGCCGCGGTAGCGTCGGTCGTCTTGGCCGTGCAAGCAAACTGTGGCGTTCCCTCGAAGGGACCGCGGAGCATGCTCCAAGCCGCCGCGCTGCCCGACTGGGCCGCGGAGGTGAGCGTCCAGTCATCGGCATCGATGAGGGTGGCGTCAAAGCCAGGAGCAAACGCGGGTCCGGGTACGGTGAGGGCCATCCTAGTAGGTGCTTTCTGGCAGGGGAGGCAGTTCGCTCTCCATGCCCATGTCGGTCTTGGGGGCGTTCACGAGCCCGATGAGATCAATCAGAGCTTGCTGCTGCTCGGGGTCGGTGAAGCCGAGCGTCACACAGAGATCGGCTTGCTCAGGATCGATGCTCGACTCCGCGGCGAGAGGGTCCGCGAGAGGATCGAGCGGGTCGGCTTCTTCCTCGTCGTCGAGAGGCAGTTCTTCTCCCAGGAGGTCGTCCTCCTCTTCGAAGCCCTCGTCCTCGAGCGGATCGGTCTCCTCTGGCTCCGCTTCCATGAGCAGAGCCAGATCGGCCTTCTTCCGTTTGGGGGGAGGCGCCATCAGTCTCCCGTGAAGAGCGTGAGGAAGAGCGTGCCGGTGGCCGCCGAGTGATCAGCGTCCTCCGAGTCGTCGTCCTCTTGGGTGAGGCGCACCACGGCGGTCCCCGCGGCGAGGTTCACGTTCCGCACCGTGAGACGGTGCCGAGCGGCCTCTGTCGCCGAGTCGGTGTTGTGGTAGCCGAAGCCCGACAGGAACGTGAGGTGCTTGGGAAACGTGAGGGGGGCCACGCCGGCGGTGAAGCTCCCGAGAGAGTACTCCCGGTTCGGCTCCCCGGTGGCCGCGAAGACCCCGGTGGAGGTGGTGAAGGTGCCCGTGATGCCGACGATCTGGCAGTCCTTCCGGCATGCACCCGCGCCGGAGGCGGGCCTGGCTCCGATGGTGCGGGACATGGCTTAGAGGTCCACCGGGAAGGGCGCTCGACCGGTCCCCGTGATGAGCGCGTCCTTCTTCGGCTTGAAGCTGATGTTGGCCGTCCAGCGCATCTCGTAGTCGTCCTCGTTGGTCTGCCGGAGCATGTCCGTCCCATCGTCGTCGATGAGGTGCGGCATGCCGTCGTAGTGGACGAACTCCCAGTCCTCGGTCCTGGTCGCCAGCATATAGTCGTTGGGCATGTCGATCTCGTCGATGATCTCGAAGGACCCGGACATGTGCTCGAGGCAGATGGTGTTGTAGCTGAAGGTCGCACCCGATGAAGCGTAGCGCTCGTCGCCGCCCTTCTTCTCGGAGGTCTTGGCCTTCTTCCCCGAGTCCGTCCGCATGCGGTTGGACTCGAGGTGCCGGGAGACCTGCCGGAAGCGCTTGGTGGAGACGAAGATCTCCTGCCCGCCCTTCCAGTTGGCGCGCTCGCGGCCAATATCGAACAGCTCTTCGAAGACTTCCTCGACGCCCAGGGTCGCCACGTCCGTGGTGATGAGCTTGACGCCCGACATCCGAGGGTCACGCGAGCGGTCAACGCTCTTGTACGTGTCCGTCGCGTCGGTCGCGGTGACCCAGGCCTGGATCGAATCGAAGCGGTGGCCAAACTTGGCCCCCGTATCGATGCCGCCCTTAAAGTCGTCGCGGAAGTAGAAGAAGATCGAGGTGGACTCGGTCCAGCCCGCGGGAGTCGCCGCCGACCCGCCGAAGCTGGTGGAGACCGTCACCGTGGGGGCTGCGCCGTAGCGACCCGTGAGGCTCACGACGTAGCCGATGGCGGAGGCGCCGCCGAGCAGAGTGTGAGCGCTGGAGCTGCCGTCGTTGGCCGAGGCGTGGAGCTGGTCGGCGCGGGCCTCGATGTAGGCGATGGCCTTGGCGTCCCGGGTGTCGAGAGTGATGACCCCGTTGAGGATGGTGCCGCGGAACAGCCACATCCCTGCCGGGCCCAAGACTCCGCGGTTGACCCGCGTGCCGTGCGCCTGGAGCATGTTGTCGACCTTGGCCTGGAGGGTCTTGGCGTAGGCCCCCATCTTGGCCTTGTCGTTGCCGGTGGCCGCGATCTCGTCGTGGAGGATCTTGAGATTGCCCTTGATCTTGCCGACGTAGGAGACCCAGTCGAACGGAGCCAGGTTGCTCTCGTTGTCGTTGGAGATGCTCTGCGCGGCAGATCGGGAGCCTGCCCAGCCTCGCCCACCGTGGAGCAACGCGGGCTGGCGGAAGTTTTCGCCGGAGTCTTGACGGGAACTGATCTTCGACTTGAAGACCGTCGCACGGTCAGACATGGCCTCGATGCGGCCGGGTTGTTCGAACTGGTCCTTCAACCATTCGTTGAGGATTGTGAGTGCAGCCATGAGAAGAAACGCCTCATCCGCGACTGAGCGCGATCGGTGTTTTCGGTTCTCTCGCCCCTCCGAAGAGGTGGACGGCGCTGCTCGCTTTTAGATCCAGCAGTGGATCACTCTCTGTTGCCAGAGGACGGCGGTTTTAGACCTCGCCGCGGTCACTCCCGTTGCCGGGGAACGGCCGAAGCCGTACCGGGATCGTGATTGCGTTTCGTTGTGATTGCAAGCACAATCCACAGTGAACGCTGATCCATACCTCGACCCCGCTCGGCGCAACCCGGGCGGGGTCCTCCTCTGGTAGAGTGTGCGGGGCCATGCGGAGCCTCCGCCCGACTGGGAAGCGGAAGCCGACCCGGGCCAATCCGTAGCAGACTCCGAATGCCGGAGTGACAGCCCGGAGAGACGGGCGCTACAGCTTGACCCTCCGCCCCTTCGCCGGCCTGGCCCGGTGCGTCGGGTTGCTCAGGCGCTGAAGCCGCTCCGCCCTCCGTTGAGAGGCCAGGTTCTCCAGCTTCTCCTGGAGCGCCTCCCACTCCTCCGCATTGAGCCTCGGCTTCTTCTCGGGCTTCACCAGGGCGAGCTTGCGCAGCTCAAACACCGCCCACAACGACGCATCGATCGACTCGTCCGGGATGCCCTCCATGTGCGAGTCGCGGTCCTCGTTCCACACCATCGCCCGGAGCTGTCCGATGAGGTGCCGGCATCGCGTGGGGTGGAGCTTGGCCTTGCCGTTCCGAAGGACTGCCTTCAGGGCCCGGATGAGAGGGAGCTTCTTATGGTTGTTCTCCGCGGGCTGGGCGGGGATGCCGTAGTTGAGCATGCTCTTGCAAATGGTCGTCGCTCCGTGGCCCTTGCTGTCCATGAAGACGTTGTGGGACCGGTAGGCCTTCATGAGCTTGCGGATCTCGGCGGCCAGCTCGTCGTCGTCGAGGTTGATGGTCGAGTAACTCTCGAGGCACCGGAGCTCGTCCGAGTCCCACCGCTTGGCCCAGACCGCAAAGCCACACCCGTCCCGGTCTCCGATGTCGACGCCAATGACGACCCGTAGAGCTCCCTCCCGGTCCCATTCGTCTTCCTCGTCGTAGAGGTTCTTCCCTGCCGAGAAGCTGTAGATGAAGGCGTTGCCGTCCTTCGCCCACAACCCCCGGTACTCGGCGACGAACTCCGGATCGTCCTCGCTCCAGCCGTTCTCCTCGAGCTGATCCCTGAAGTATTGAGCAGCCCCTCCGGGGTACTCGATGTAGGGATTATCGAGCGCGTTGAAGTGGTGGACGCTCCACCGAGCCCGGAGCTTCTGGACCTTGCTGTCGGGCTCTTCCTCGTTGTCGTTCGCAGCAGTGAGCGCATGAGCCCCGGTGATCTCATACCAGAGCCCTTGGAGGGCTTGGCCCGGGGTGCCCATCAGCATGATCTTGCCGCCGAAGTCCATCAGTGTGGGCTTCAGGGCAGAGCGGATGAAGTAGCGGATCAGCGCGTCTTCGAAGAGCTCGAGCTCGTCGATGACCACCTTCACGAACCGCTTGCCGCGGGCGACCCGGTTGGCTTGTTTCTTGTTCTCACACCCCGTGACGAGGATGGTGTAGCCGTTGGGGAAACGGGCTTCTAAGCGGGACTCGTTGAACTCGATGCCGATCTGGTACTTCTCGTCGAAGTCGTGGAGGCGGTCCCAGATGATCTCTCGCGCCGAGCCGATGGTGCTGGCAACGTAGAGGCTCTTCTTGCCCGGGTGACTCCTCCAGTCCCGGCAGAGCCAATAGATGCACCCCTCGGTCTTGCCGGCACGACGCCCTGCCAGAACCGCGATGTTGGTCGCGGTGTCGTTGGCGACCTTGCCCTGGTGCTCGTGGAGGAACGTGCACCAGGTGGCCCACTCCGGATCGAGGGGCTTGAAGCCGAAGAGCAGCCCGACCTGAGCGAGGGCTTCGCACGGGTCGAGCAGGTCGAGCGCGTTCACATGCGAGGGCTCTCAGCCCTCAGTCGGCCTCGGCCTCGAGCTTGACGATCCGGTTCTTCAGGTCCCGGACGAGGTTGCCCATCTTCACGATCGGATCCTCGGACGCGTCCCGGGTCTCCACCGGCTCTCCCCGGGGCCTCGGGTACTGCTCGAAGCGGAGATCGATGGTCTTGGCCAGGGCCTCCACGTCCCCCTTCAGGTGCGCCAGTCCGCGCTGCAGGGGTTTGATCACCTCGTGAGGGTCGGAGGCGTCCTCTCGGAGCTGCTCCAGGACTTTCACTTGGTCGGTCATCTTCCGGCCGATCTCCCCTGCTTTGCGGATCTGCTCGCCGCCCTCTCGGAGGGCTACGCCTAGATCGCGCTGCTGGGCTTGGATGCTCTCCACGGCCTTGTCCAGCTGGCTCTGCATCGCGGAGACCAGCTGCTCGAGGGAGGCCATCCGCTGGCCCAGGTGGGAGAAGTCCCGCACGGCAAGACGGCGGTTCTCTTCTACCAGGGTGCGCAGATCCAGCAGGCGACCGGCTAGGCCACGGTGCTCGTCTTGCTGGACTGATGGCTGGGCAGAAGGCTGCTCGTCGGGAGCAGGGGCCAAGTCGGGCTTGGGGGCTTCAGTGCGTTGAGGCTTGGGCATCGATCGAATCCTTCACGCGCCAGTCGGTGTTGGCGAGCAGTAGCCGGATCGCCACTGGGAGGCGCTCGGGGTAGGCGGCCATCTGTTGCATGATCCCGAGCACCATGTCTGCCGTGTAGACCGTGGCCGCGGGCTCCAGCATCTCACTGATGGCCAGCTCGTCGGGCTTCTGGATGTGCTCCACGCGGAACTGCCGGAACCGTCGCTCCATGAGCCACTGGATGCCGGAGGTCTTGCGGGTGGTGACGATCTTCCCCACCACCTTGCCGTCGTCGTATTGGCTCTCTTCCGTCGAGGCTACGGGGTCGGAGACCTCTGCGATGTAGCCGGCTCGGATGTCGCCTTCGATCTTGCCGAACCTCATGAAGAGTTCCGTATGGAGCCCGCCCTCGGCCGACTCGGAGCCCTGCTTGAGCCAGCGGGTGAGGAGCGTCGGATGCACTCCACAGCGGACCGCGGTCACGTTGCGGAAGTCCTGGCCCTCGGTGTGGACCTTGCACAGTTCTTCGACGAGATCCGGCGTGAGGATGCTCTGGAAGCGGTGGGTGACCGCGTCCGTCTTCTGGCGCTTCGGGGTCTTGGGGGGCTTCTTGGAGGGCATCAGTGCTGGCTCTCCGCGGCCGGCGGCACCGGGATCGTCAGCGCGTACTCGCTCTGCATCGGGGCCGGGACCAGGCAGCGCGGGTAGACGCTCTTGCCGTCGGGCAGACAGAACTGGAGGCAATCGCGACTTCCGATGAAGTGCGTGCCTGGGGTGCAGCGCTTGCCGCTGGAGATCATCAGAGAGACACCGAGCGCCACGACGACGCCAAGCACCACGAGCGCGGCAAACGGCCCGCTCATATCGCCTCGTCCAGCACCCGGCACACGTTGAAGTCCATGGTGAAGAAGGTGTACTTCCGGCCAGCGAGAGTGATCTCACACGGCCGGGCCATGTCTGTAAACGCGATGAGGTCGCCTTGCTTGACGGCAGGGGCCTTGTACCAGGGCGTGTCCTCGAGCACCCACTCGTCTTCACCCAAGGCAGGGATGCCCTTGCGGAGCTTCTGTTTGAAGCCGCCGAACTCTCCGGGGCCAACGGCAACGACTTCTTCAATCCGGGTCTTGTTGCACCCGATGTCGTCCGCCTCGTCGCCCTTCTTCTCGACCCCCATGGTCTTGGCGATGTGAAAGGGCATGTCGCCCATCACGGCGAGGCGATGGCGCTCTTCTACCTCTCGGGTCATCACGTAGTTGCCGAGGGGGATGAGCCGGATGTTCACGCGGTCGAGTTCTGCCATGATGCCGTCCATGGGTACGAAGAAATGGTTTTGCCTGCGAAGGTGGATGCGGAGCGGGATGGTGCGCTCCTTCACGTAGACGACCGCGCCCGTCTCCACCTCCCGGGGCTGCCTGCCGCCGTCGACCCATCTGCCCGGACCGACCGCGATGACCTCCACCAACCTTGGGCGGTTCCTCCGTCCGTCGAGCTTGATCCCGGCGTCGTAGACCGAGATGTGGCTGGAGTGGATCCTCGCCTCGATGTCGGGGCGCTCGATGACACTGCAGAAGTGCTGGTCGGGATCGGTCTGGATCGCGGGCTTGATCGACCAGTCGATGTCTTGGGCTTGGGTCATGTGAACGTCACCTCCACGCGGAGACTGTGCTCGCTCGCGCGTTGGCGGAGAGCCCAGACGAGCACCATGGGGTCACAATCCGCGCTCGTGAAGCCGCGCAGATGCGCCTCGACGGCTACGTCCGGCAACCCCGCCCAGCGCCCCGGCTCGCGCGCGCGCGCCTCCGCAATCGACGCTGGCCAGCTCACCGTGCCCTCCGCTGTTTGGGCGCGTGCTTGTCAAAGATGTCGTTGAAGCGCTCGATCGGATCCGCGCTCCTCACCGAGGCGTCCGCCGTCTCCGTCCGGGACACGCTCCGGATCTGCCGGGGCTCCGAACGAGCAGGAGGCGGGTCGCCCTCCACCAGGAACCGAGCCGATTCCACCCGCTTCTTCTCGTGGGCTACCACGCGATTGGCGGCTTCTTCGAAGGAGTAGCGGGCGGATTTATTGGGTGTGGCCGTGCGGATGAGGTAGGCCAAGACGCGCTTGGCCCCGTTGGGCAGCTGCAGAACGGGGTGCCCGTCGAGCTCGGCCGTCATGTCCTCGAGGTATTGCGCCCGGTGGGCTTCGGCCTTGCGGGCCTGCTCGGCCTTGGTCTGCTCGGCAGTCTGGGTCGTCTTCTCTTCGCTCAGCCGGCGTTCCATCTCCTGGATGCGGGCCTCTGCTGCTGCTGCCCTGGCCTCCGCGCGGGCTGCAGCTTCCCGGGACGCCTTGCCCTCGGGGGAGACCTTTACGCCGCGCACGAAGCGCTTCATGGCCTCGTCGTGGTCGACGCCACTGGCAAGGGATATGGCCTCCGCCAGTTGGGTAAAGTCCCCGCCCTCGATGGCCTTGATCGCCTTCATCACGCGGACGGCCTGCTCCACGAACGGGACACTGAGCTTGTCGGCCAGCCCCGAGTCCTCCAGCTTGCGCATCACGTAGATCGCGGGCTGGAGCTTGGTCTTGGCCTCGACGATTCTGGACTCGACCTTGGCCGCCTTCTCGTCGATGACCTTCTGGGCCGCGGCTCGTTCTGTGCGGACGGCGACGTAGCGCTTGTCGTCGAACTCCGGCGGCACCTTGCCGAAGGCCTCGACTAGAGCCTTCTTATACAGCTTGCGGGCTTCCTTCCGGTCCTCGGTCTTCTCCGCTTGCTCGTAGAGATCGCGGGCCTTGCGACTGGGGGCCTCGGGGTCGGGGTCTTTGTCAGCAGTCTTCTGCCCAGTGGCCGCCGATGCGTCGTCCTTCTTCGGTGACTTCGACTCCTTCGGCGAAGACGATGAGGGCTCGGCTTTGCTCTTGGTCGGCTCGGGCGATTTCCCGGAGGCAGCCTTCCCACTCTCGGAGGTCTTCGACTTGCCCGCCGCGGGCTTGCCATCGCTCTCTGATTTTGACGATGACTTGCTCGACGTCGATTCCTTCGCGTCCGCTCCGAAGTGTTTCGCCCATAACGCATCATCTCCCGCCCCGGTGGGCTTGGAAAACTCGCTCCCTCGACTGCCTTCGCTCGTCTCGGTCGCTGGGGTTGCTGTCTCGTCTGGTGGCATAGGTTACAGCGCGTTCACGCCCTCGACGCCACGCTTCACGCGGTCGGCGGTGCGTTTCTCGAGCCAGAGGAGCGCCTCCTCTAGCTTCGTGATGGCAATGCTGTTCTCGCGGCACGGGAACGCCTTGTTGAGCACGCCCAGGCGATGCACCAAGACGGAGAGCAGCTGCTCGTTCTGCAGCCCGTTGACGCCGGCCTCCTTCACCGGACCCAGCTGGAAGCTCAACTCCTGCTGAGTCGCACCGGCGGTGAGTTGGTAGAGGTGGCCGTCCACCTTGGCGCCGTTCTTCTCGCTGATAGCGTTGACGTACAGTGCCCCGTCGGGGCTGGTGTAGATTCGCATGTCGTTGCTGTCTCCTGTCGAAATCGTTACGCCGCCATGGGACTAGGCATGGCCGCCGGCGCGGCCGCTCCCATGGCCCCGCCTGCCGCCGCTGCTGTTCCCAAGACCTGGGTTGCCGCGTTGCTCGAGCCTGCCGAGTTCGCTAGCGCCGCTTGCTCTTGCGCGTCGGCATCTGCGAACTTCTTCAACTGCTTCAGGTACCGCGCGAAGAGCTGGAGCCGGCGGTCCTCCACGTCGTCCGCCTGAGCGTTCATGTAGGCTTTATTGACCTGAATGATGGCCCCGTAGATGTCCATGGTTCGGACCGGACCCCGGTAGAAGCGCCGCTTCTGGTCCATCTCTTCGGGCTCTGCAGTCAGCCACTTGTCGATCTGGATGCCGATGAGTCGCTCCTGGGCCTCGTTGTTGCTCTTGGCCTCCTGGAGCGTGTTGAAGTACTTGAGCGTGTTGAGATACGAGTCGCCGGTGATGAGCCCGACCGAGCGGAGCTCCTGGGAGAGAGCGATCTCGGACTCTGGAGTGTTCTTGTTCTCCGAGACCGGGTAACAGCCGACGTCGTACTTGTTGTCGTCCAGGATGCTCAGCACCTTGGCATCGATCTGCTTCAGGAATCCCGACCCCTTCCAGGTGGAGGCGAAGTCCGGTTTGACTTTCTGCAGTTCCTTGGCGCACCGGATGATCTGCTTACTGGCCTCGACGGTGGAGGCCTGCACGTAGGCGCGCTGGAGGGTGCTGAAGCGCTCGTTGATGAGCTGCTTGCGGATGCGAAGAGCCGCCCCCGACCACTCCCCCGAGGTGTCCCCCGAAGCATGAAGCTCCGAGATGCCGGGCAGGTTGTAGCACTGCTCGAGGTAGAACCGGACCAGGTCCAGCGCCAGAGGGTGGAACGGCGCCGGCGCCTCGTAGATGGGCTTGCCCTTCATGCTCGACAGCCCGGTGATGGGGATGAGCTCGTGGTCGTCGCCGACCGAGAGGAGCTCTTTGCTGATCTCCTCCGGGTCGTAGAAGATGATCCCCTTGGGGGTGAGCCTCTCTGAGCGGTCGATGGACGAGAGGATCTCGTTCACCCGCAGAATCGGAGCCACGATGGGCTTGGTGAGCGTCCGGTGCCAGAACGAGGTCAGGCTGCGCTGGCCGCCCACAAACACGAACGGTGGATCCTCGTAGTCGTACGGGTCCCACGCCAGAGGATGCTTCGCCCCGGGGAACGTCTTACAGTACAGGCCCGGCTTGTTGCTGAGCTTGAAGCGCCAGCCCTCGGTCACGGGGACTCGGCTGATCTCGTCTTTGTTGTAGTCGCGGTCGTCGCAGAGCGCTTCCAGGCCCAGGCTCTTGCGCGGATGACTCGCGGCCTTCATGACGTCGTCCGCCATGGAGATCTTGGTGCCCGGGTAATACTCCCCGTGGACGTCCAGAAGCCTCTCCGGGTCCCACCATTGGACATGCCCCATCCCCGTCGGGTAGTCGTAGACCGCTCCCGGGGAGTCGACCCACATGCTCAAGGTGTCGTGGACCTCCGCCTGAATCTTCCCCACCTTGGTGTCGGCGAAGAACTTCACCGCGGCAGTGCGGGTTGAAGCGAGCGCCAAGCGGAGCGCAAAGCGGAACATGTCCCACAGGTCGAAAAACCTGCCCTGCCGCTCGTAGTATTGGCCCTCGATGAATCTGTCCGCGAGCCGCGCTTGTCTCCGGACGTCGTAGGAGGCCTCGACCGTGACGATCTGCGGCTTGGTGTTCTCCAAGCCCGCCACTTTCGCATCGAGGGTGTCGACCAGGCTCTGGGCGATGTTCAGCGTGATGTCGACGGCCTCACCAGATAGACGGGCGTCGTCTTGGGTGTTCTCTGCCGTGCCCACTCCGCGATCGAACGAGGTGACGGTGTCCCCGTCGTAGAGCCGCATGAGCTTGACGGCTTCGTGTTTCCGCTTCTGCTGCTGGCCCTCGTAGCCCTTGGACAGGTCAGCGAGAGTAATGTGGCCTTCGCCGGGCTGTTGCCGATACCAGACGCGATTACGGGCGAGGTCTGCCATCAGGCGCAGTGCCTTGCGTGGTCGAGCTTCAGCGTCTCGAGCGCGGCCGCTGCCATCGGCTCACGGTCAGCCAGGGCCCGGAGCACGTCCTGGTGGAGCTTGTCCTCTTCCGCGTGGGCCCCCTCGTCGTCGCGCTTGCCCAGGATCGCGATCTCCGCGACCCGGGCCTGCACCTGCTCGAGCGTCAGCGGTTCCGGCATTGGGGTCTTCAGACCCTACGTTACTGGCCGGCCTACGTCAAATCAGACGGCGTCAGGCTTGACGTAGGCGACGGTCCGCGAAGTCCCGGAGACGGTCGCGTTCTTCCTCGGTCAGCTTCGCCCAGGCTACGTCCGCGTCGTCCACCAGCTGAGGCGTGCCGCTCTTGGGCACACACGCGCACCCAATGACCCTCGTGGTGCCGTGTGCCGTCTCGATGGTGATGCAGTGAGCCAGCGCCCCACACCGGGGACAGTCGCATGCCTCGGGCTCAGGTAGCGGCATCGCCCACAACTCCCCGCAACCACGCACACTGACAGAGCAAGGTCAGCCAGTGGGGGCCCTCCAGGGCGTCATGGTAGAGCCTCAGGCGTAGTGCGCGCGCGGGAGTAGCGCGGAGCTCCTCCACCTCGACGGTGACCGTGAACGGGGGTCCGTCGGGCCAGGCGCGCTCGGCGAAGGAGCGCCTCTCCTCCGGAGGCTGGCTCGCCCTCCACTCGGCGATGCAGTCCCGGAAGGCCATCTCCGGAGTAATGACCGCGACAGAGTCCTCCATCCTCGCGCGGATGATCTCGGCGGCGACTGCGGTGGCCGTGGCCGTGAAGCGCTCGCCGGTCAATCCCGAGCCTCGTCGATGAGGCGCTCGCGGTCGGCGGCGACGTTGGGGATGCGGATGAAGCCCGGGGTCCTCTCGTCGAGCGGACCGTCGTAGCCCGGCGGGTAGCCGCCCTCCAGCTCGTCCACGACCGAAGGCGGGAGCCAGTCGTGCAACCGAAGGCGCGCACGAATCTCCGCGCTCACTCCGCCTCCAGCTGGCTCTGCCCCTTCGGACCCGAGCCGTTGCTGTCCCACATCCGGAGCCAGTCCCGAAGCTGGCTCTCCGTGCTCGACCTTTCGAGAAGGCGATAGCACTCCGCGCACCACGCCGTGCTCGAGCACGCGCAGGCCTTGGGGGGAGGGAGGCGGGCCATCACTCGGGTATGATGCGGCCGGTAGGCGGGACTGTCAAATCGCGCGGGGCTGGTCGCACGCGGCGAGAAGCCGTTGCTCGGCTTGGATGGCCTTGGCACGCGCTCGGCGCTCCGGGCTCGCAAGGCGCAGCGGGCACTCGTCCATGCAATACAAATCGGAGCCGCTTCCGCACCCTGGGCAACCCGAGAGGCTTACCCAATGCAGGCGCTCGGGTGGAGTGGGCGGAGCGCCGGCGAGGACCCGATAGTCCGGGATGTCGCCGAGACCCTCCGGGACCTTGTCGGGGTCGTAGAAGATGATCCCCTTGGGGGTCAACCGCTCCGAGCGGTCGATCTCGGCGAGGGTCCGGTTGTGCTCGATGAGGAATTCCGTGGCCGCGAGATGTTGCGGCGGTGACCACCAAGGCGCCCACGTGTTCGCTGGCTCCACCCCGAGAGGCGTTGGCTCTCCCCGCGGCACCGCCGCCTCCATGACTTCCAGCGCGGCGCAGACCGCCAGCGACAGGGTCCGGAGGGCCCCAGGGAACTTCTCCAAGATGTCCCCGGTGCAGAAGCGGCACCCGAGCGCTTGCCGGGTGTCCTGGTGGCAGTCGATGACCGTGGCGGCCAGATCGAGCGCGTAGCGCGCGGTCGGGCTCAGCTCTTGGTTACCGAGCTTCAGCGCGCGGGCCGTCTCGGGCTTCTCGGTGTCGTGCCACTGCCAGAATCGTTCGAGGGTCTTCATTCGTCCTCCGCCTTGGTGCCCATGCCCGAGTACTCGCGTCGCCAATAGTCGACGAACTCTAGCAGGTCGGCGCCGGAGACCTTGGCGAAGGACACCGTCGGCTGCTGCTGCAATTCCACCGGCAAGGGCGACGCGCTCTCCGCGTGGATGTCGTTCGGAGACGGGAGAACG